TCCGATCTCCCATTCACGAGAATTTTTCACCTCAGAGGAAATCGAATGGCCGGTGTGAAGGGCCGCTCCGGCGGCGCCCGTCCAGGCGCAGGCAGGAAGCCCGCAAAGCCGAAGCACCGTCGGGCGAAGGCCCTGGAGACGGAAGATCCGGACGCTTTCCTGAAGGCGGTCATGAAGGACAGCCGCTCGGACTTCAAGGATCGGATGGCTGCGGCCCTGGCCCTGAAGAAGTCTGGGCAGGGTGGCGCCGGCATGACGATCGGGAAGAAGGGGCAGCAGCAGGCGGCGGCCGAGGCGATCACGCAGCGCAACTTGACCCCGCTGCCGCCTCCGTCGCAGCCCCGCCGCCCGCGGCTGGTGTCGGTGAAATGACCGACGGTTGGACGACGGCTTGCCCGGATTGGGAGAATCGGATTCGCGAGGGCAGGACGCTGATGCCAAGCGCGCCGATCTTCCCGGAGCAGGCTGCAGCCGGACTCGAGGTGTTCCGGTCGCTGCTCGTTGTCGATGTGCTGCATCCAGAAGGGCTGCTCGATGAGTTCGGGCGGCCGGTGCCGCCGACAGTTGGCGAGGTCTGCGGCCCGTGGCTGATGGAGATCGCGGCTGCGGTTCATGGCGCATACGACGTCGCGTCTGGCGAGCGTCTGCTGCGCGAGATTCTGCTGAAGGTCCCGAAGAAGAACTACAAGTCGGGCCTGGCGGCGTTGCTCATGCTGTCGCTGCTGGTGCTGAACTGGAGGCAGTCGAACGAGGGCGCGATCATCGCGCCGACGAAGGAGACGGCCGACAACGTCTTCAAACCGATTCGAGATGCGATCCGGGCGGATCCCGAGCTCGACGCGCTGTTCCACATTCAGCCCAATATGAGGACGGTCACGCACCGGGTTACGGGCATGTCCTGCCGGGTGTATGCGGCGGATACCGACACGGTCGCGGGTAAGATCTGGGCTTTCGTGATCCTCGAGGAATTGTGGCTCCTGGCGCAGCGCTCCGGGGCTGAGGACATGGTGCTCGAGGCGACTGGCGGCCAGGCATCGCGTCCCGAGGGAATCGTGATTTCGATCACGACGGAATCCGATAGCGACCCGGTCGGGGTTTACAAGGCGAAGCTCGAGTACGCCAGGGCGGTGCGCGATGGGAAGACCGTCGACCCGACGTTCCTCCCGCTGCTTTACGAGTGGCCGAAGGAGATGTTGGCGAGCCGGGCGTACATGGATCCGGCGAACTTCCATCTGGTCAACCCGAACTGGGGAGCGTCCGTCGATCCGGCGGACTTCATGCGGAAGTTCGAAGAGGCCAAGGCCGCAGGCGGGCAATCGCTGAAGGTCTTCCTGGCCAAGCGCCTGAACGTGCCTCCGGCCGAGAACATCGGCGGCAGCTGGGCCGGCGCTGAATTCTGGGTGGAGAGCACGGACGCGAGCATCACGCTCGAGTCGCTGCTCGAGCGGAGCGAGATCGTCGACGTCGGGATCGATGGCGGCGGGCTTGACGATCTTCTCGGCCTGTCGGTGGTTGGCCGCGAGCGCGGATCGCATGACTGGATTTCGTGGTCGAAAGCCTGGGCGCATCCAGTCGTGCTGCTCCGACGAAAGGAGATCGCGCAGCGGTTGCGCGGCTTCGAACGGGCTGGGGATCTGGTGATGGTCGAACAGATCGGCGACGACGTCGCAGAGGTTGCGGCGATTGGCGCCATGATCGAGCAATCAGGTCTGCTGGACAAGATCGGCGTCGACCCGGCTGGCCTGGGCGGCATCCTTGACGCGCTGGTCGATGCAGGAGTTCCGGTCGAGAAGGTGGTCGGCATCTCCCAGGGCTGGAAGATGACGGGCGCGATCAAGACGACGGAGCGGCGGTTGGCCGAGGGCGCGATGCGCCACGCCGACCAGCCGCTGATGACCTGGTGCGTGGGCAATGCGAAGGTCGAACCTCGAGGAAACGCGATCGTGATCACGAAGGCGACCGCTGGCACCGCGAAGATCGACCCGCTGATGGCGATGTTCAATGCGGTTTCTCTGATGGCCCTGAACCCGATGGCAAAAGCGGGCGATATGGACGGCTTCTTCTCCAATCCGGTAATCGCACGATGAATCTTTCCCTGACGATTTCCCGCGCGCGGCCGAAGGTCGCCGAGAAGGGAACCGTCGTCGCCAGCTGCAGCACGCGCACCGGGTGGGAGTCCTTCGGGATTCCGGCCGACGCCGGCGACGGGTTCGCGTACAACGCCGAAGGCCGGCTGTGGGGCGAGTCGGCGGTGAGCGAGCGCGGGATCCTGCAGCTGTCCGCGGCGATGGCCTGCGTGCGGCTGCTGTCCCAGACCATCGCGACCCTGCCGATTGGCCTGTATCGCCGGCTTGGCGACGGCAGCCGCAAGGCCATGCCCGACCATCCGCTGTACGAGATCCTGCACAATCAGCCGAACGCGGACATGACCGCGGTCGATTTCTGGCAGCTGATCGTCGCGATGATGCTGCTGCGCGGCACCGGCTTCGCCGAGATCGATCGCATCGGCGACCGCATCGTCGGGCTGACTCCGCTCGCGCGCGGCTGCATGACCTGGCGCCGGCTCCAGTCCGGCGAACTGGAATTCACCTACACGTACAACGGGAAGGCGCGCGTGATTCCGCGGCGCAATCTGTGGGTGCTTCCGGCGTTCACGCTCGACGGCGAAGTCGGGATTTCCCCGATCTGCTACGGCGCGAACGTGTTCAGCGGCGCCGCCGCCGCTGACAGGGCGAGCAATCAGACCTTCGCGAACGGCATGGCGGCGTCGGGTTTCGTCAGCTACGGCAAGGATTCCACTGCCTGGTTGAAGGAGACTCAGCGCGACCAGCTGCGCAGCAGCCTGCAGCAGTTCACGCACGGCGGCGCGAAGGCCGGCGGCGTGTTCGTGCTGGAAGGCGGCATGGGCTACCAAGCCCTGGCGATGAACCCCGAAGACGCGCAGATGCTCGAAACGCGCAGCTTCAACGTCGAGGAAATCTGCCGTTGGTTCGGAGTCCCGCCGACGCTGATCGGGCACGGCGACAAAACGAGCAATTGGGGCACGGGACTGGAGCAGCAGAACCTCGCGTTCCTGACCTACCACCTGCGTCCGTGGCTTTCGAAGCTGGAGCAGTCGATTCGCAAAAATCTGCTCGCTCCGGCCGAAAAGCAGCGGTATTTCGCTGAATTTTCCGTCGAAGGACTGCTCCGCGCGGACAGCGCAGGTCGCGCGAGCTTCTACGCGACGATGCTCAACAACGGCGTGATGACAAGCGACGAAGTTCGACTGAAGGAAAACCTGGAGCCGATGGGCGGCAACGCCGAAGTCCTGCGCGTGCAGTCGGCGATGGTGCCGCTGGACAAGATCGGCGAACAACCGAAACCCGCACCGGCGACGCCGGTCGTACCGGCTGAGGAACCCGCACCATGAAGCACAAGCATGCCCAGCTGCAGCACAAGCAGTTCGCGTTTAAGGCCGAGGCCGTGAACGACGACGGCACCTTCTCCGGGTACGGATCGGTGTTCGGCAACGTCGACAGCTACCGCGAGATCGTCGCGCCGGGCGCGTTCGCCGAGAGCCTGCAGGCGATCAACGACAGCGGTGACCCACTGCCGGCGCTGTGGCAGCACAACCCGGGCGACCCCATCGGCGGCTACTCCTCGCTTGCCGAGGACGACCGCGGCCTGAAGGTCGAGGGCTTCCTGATGGTCAACGAACTGCCGCTCGCGAAGCAGGCGCATGCGCTGATGCAGCGCCGCATCGTGAAGGGGCTGTCCATCGGCTACTACGTCCTGGCCGACAGCTACGACGAGAAGGAGCGGGTCCGCACGCTGACGAAGCTGGACCTGCAAGAAATCAGCATCGTGACGTTCCCGGCGAACGCCGAGGCGCAGATCGATGCGGTGAAGGCCAAGCTCGCCGAAGGCAAGCTGCCGACACTCCGTGAATTCGAGAAGTCCCTGCGGGAGCAGGGCTACTCGCGAGCGCAGTCCGAAGCAATCGCGGCCTGCGGTTTCAAGCACCTGCTGGGCCCGGGGACGGGCGGCGGTGAGAACCCGATCCGAGCGGCAATCAACGCGCTCGGCTAATCCCCTCCGAAGCAAAGGAAATCCCATGAACACCAAGTCCCGTTGGGCGATCTTCGCCCTGGTGGCGGTCGCGATGTGCCTGCTGGCCTTCGACGTGCTCGCCGCGAACCACCTCTTCCTCATCGCGCCGGCCGTGGCGATCACGCTGGAAGACCTCCCCGAACTGGCGCAGAAGCTGCGCGAAAAGACCGACGAGGTAACCGCACTCGGCCGCCAAGTTCTGGCCGACAACGAAGCCGGCCGCAAGTCGAGCGATGAACTGAAGCAGAAGCTCGACGAGGCGCTCACCGCGCAGGGCGAGACGAAGCAGCGCATCACCGATCTGGAGCAGGCAGTCGCCAAGGGGCTCAAGGCCGCGAACGAGGAAGTCGACGAGGACAACCTCGGCTTCCAGCTGCAGAAGGCCTACGACGAGCGCGAGGACCTGAAGGCCATGGTCCAGGACCCGCGGGCGTTCCGTGGCAAGGCGATCAACATCGCCGTGAGCCGGAAGGCGCTGGTCAACTCCGGCACCACCGGCGCGGCGCTGAACTACCCCGGCGCCCAGGTCCTGCCGCTGCCCCTGCAGCCCCTGCTGCGTCGCCTCACCGTCCGCGACCTGCTGATGCCCGGCCGCACCGACAAGGCGGTGATCTTCTACCCGCGCGAAACCGGCTACACGAACAACGCGGCGCCGGTCTCCGAGGGCAGCCTGAAGCCGAAGTCGGAACTGACCTTCGACATGGTTACCGAGACGGTGCGCACGATCGCGCACCTGATGGACGTGTCGCTGCAGATGCTCGACGACGTGGGATACATCCGCAGCTACATCGAGAACCGGATGACCTACGGCCTCAAGCTGAAGGAAGAAGCGCAGCTGCTCACCGGCTCGGGCACCGGCCAGAACCTCGAAGGCATCTACACGGCCGCCACGGCGTACAGCCAGCCGTCGGGAATCGTGGTCGTCGACGAGCAGGATCTCGACAAGCTCCGCCTGGCGTTGCTGCAGGTGGAACTGGCCGAGGCCTTCGCCACCGGCATCGTGCTGCACCCGACCGACTGGGCCGGCATCGAACTGCTGAAGGACGCGAACCACCAGTACCTGTTCACCAACCCGCAGAACACCACCACCGGCCGCATCTGGGGTCGCGATGTGGTGTCGACGCAGGCCATGACCCAGGGCAAGTTCCTCGTCGGCGACTTCGCGCAGCACGCGCAGATCCTCGATCGGCAGGATGCCAACGTCGCCATTTCGTTCGAGAACAAGGACAACTTCGAGCGGAACATGGCCACGCTGCGCGTCGAGGAACGCCTGGCGCTGGCGATCTACCGCCCCGAAGCGTTCGTCAAGGGCACGCTCGAGTCGGCCAGCTAACCGGTCGACGTGCGCAACGGAAGGGCGGCTTCGGCCGCCCTTCTGCTTTCAGGGAGCAAGGAAATGAGCCAAGTGAAAGTGATCGCGGTCGAGCCGTTCGACGGCTATCCAATGGGCGCCGAAGTCTCCGTTTCCGAACGCGTGGCCGAGCAGCTGATCAAGAAAGGACTGGCGAAGATGCAAGCGCCGCACAGCAACAAGATGCGCGCCGCGTCGGAGAACAAGGCGGTCCCCTCGAAGGCCGCTGGCGAGGCGCAACGGTCGTCTGCATCGCGAGCGGCCCAAGCCTCACGGCAGACGACTGCGAATCCGTCGGGCACTGGCGCGAGGCGCGGCCGCCCGAAGAAGACCGCCGGGTAATCGCGGTCAACAATTCATGGCAGCGCGCCCCGTTCGCGGACGCACTGTTCGCGATGGATCGCAAGTGGTGGCTGGAGTACGCCGGCAACATCGCCGGCGACTTCGAACTCTGGACGACGAGCCGCTCGGCGGCATCGGTCTGGAAGCTGCGCCTCGTCAACTCCGAGCCCGGAGGCGGGGTCGCAAGGCGAAAGGGCTGGATTCGGCAGGGGGGGAACAGCGGGTTCCAGGCGGTTGGCCTGGCCATGCTGTTCGGCGCCGCGCGCGTGATCCTGCTCGGCTACGACATGGGCTCCAACGGCGACCGGAAGCACTGGCACCACGACCACCCGTCCGACCTCGGAAACCCGCTCGATCGCAACTTCGCGATCTGGCGGAAGAACTTCGAGCAGATGGCGCGCGAGGCGACGATTCCGATCGTCAACGCTTCGCGCGAAACGGCGCTGGGTTGCTTCCCGAGGAAGGATCTGGATGCGTGCTTGGCTGAACCTGCGGCACAACGTGCCGAAGCGGCGTGAGGCGTTCCATCGCGGGCTTGAGCGGTGCGGCTACTCGGTGATCGACGACCTGCCGGCGCGGCCGTCGCCGGGCGACATCCTGGTGACGTGGAACGTGATCCGCGAGGCGCGCTACGCCGCGCACGCCTTCGAATCGCGCGGCCTGCCGGTGATCGTCACCGAGAACGCCAGCTGGGGGAACGACTTCGCCGGCGGGCATTGGTACATGCTGGCACGCGGTCGCCACAACACGGCGGACCGGTTTCCGATCGGCGGGCCGGAGCGCTTCGATGCGCTGGGTATCGAGATCGCCCCGTTCCGCAGCCGTGGCGAGACGGTGATCCTGCCGCAGCGCGGCATCGGGCCGCCTGGCACGGCGATGCCGCAGGACTGGCCGGCGCGCGCACTGAAGCACTACGGCGGCCGCATCCGGCCGCACCCAGGCATGCGCGCCTGCGTGCCGCTGGAGTCCGACCTGGCCAACGCCGGGCGCGTGGTGACGTGGGGCAGCGGCGCCGCGATCAAGGCGCTGCAGTGGGGCATCCCGGTGACATCAGAAATGCCGAACTGGATCGGCGAACAGGACAACACGGACGCGGGCCGGCTGGCGATGTTTCGCCGGCTCGCATGGGCACAGTGGAC